GGAGGTAATGCTTATATAGAAAACAAAAAAAGTACACATCCAATTTTATTTACTACAAATTCTAATGAAAGAATGCGTATTGATAGTTCAGGAAATGTAGGAATCGGAAATACAAACCCATCACAAAAACTTCACGTTACAGGTTCTATATTAGCATCGAGTGATGTTGTAGCTTTTTCAGATAAAAAATTAAAAGAAAATATCAAAACTTTAGATGGCTCTAAAGTATATGATATGCGTGGTGTTAGCTTTACTAGAAAAGATACTGGTAAAGATAGTAGCGGTGTTATAGCGCAAGAAATACAAAAAATAGCACCAGAATTAGTAACTGATAATGATGGAACATTAAGTGTTGCATATGGAAACTTGACTGGATATTTAATCGAAGCAGTTAAAGAATTAAAAGCAGAGATAGAAGAACTTAAAAAACAAATTAAGTAATGGCAGTACCTACAAGCGGCAGTATAGAAATGTTAAAATTAGCTAGGGAAAGAAAAGGTTTTGGCTACACATCTAGCGGAACAATAACTAACCCTATACATTTATCAGATTTGTCAAGATTAAGTGGCGGTAATACAAGTGGATCTGGCACAAGCTACCCTGCGGTAAATTTACTAAATCCAGCTACTAATAGACCAGACGGTTCTAACCCTCAATCAATAGGTGAATTTAGAGGTTATGAGCAAAATGTATCATTAACAGCTTTTGATTTTATATTTAGTAGTTCAAGCTCAAATAATGCTTGTTTGTCTGGAATACCTAGTGGACCTTACTATCATAATGACGGTAATAATTTGTTTCCTGATTCTTTAGACGGAACATATACCGCATTTCAAAACACCTCTGGCAGTTTAGTAGCAGCGACTGGATTTTATCAAGTATTTACAAGTGGCGGTAGCAGTTCAAATAAATTTATACAAGTAGGCAGTAATGGTTCAATAATAGGTGGTGGTAATTGTTAAAATAAAATTAATTAATAAATAAATAAAAATGGCAAATAAATTAAATTACGAATGGCAAATAAATGCACTTGATGCAAAAATTAAAGAGGACGACCACAGTGACGTTATATATAACGTGCACTGGGGTTACAATGCGTCAAAAGGCGATTATATGGCTAATATGATTGGTACACACTCGGTTGTGTACGATAAAGATGACTTTATAGAATACAAAGATCTTAAAAAAGAAGATGTTGTAAAATGGCTAGAAGCAGGTTTAGACGTAGACAGTATGAAGCTAAACCTAAAAGGTCAAATAGAGTTACAAGAAAATCCAGTAGACATTGTTTTGCGTCCTGACTGGTAATTTATTATATTAGACAAAAAAATATAATATTATGATTAAAAAAATAGAAGAACAAGAGTTAAAGAAAATACAAAATTACGAGCAACAAATGACAAGTATAAAATTGGAACTAGGTAGTATTCAGTTAAATACGCATATTCTTAAAAACACATATACAACAATAATGCAAGAATATAATAATCTAAGAAAGGAGCTCGAAGAAAAATACGGCAAAGTTAGTATTAATGTTTCAGATGGCTCTTACGAAGAAATTAAAGAAGATGAGCCAAGTAATAAATGAAGAAACACAAGTAAAACTTGATCTTAAAACTATAGGTTTAATTTTAACTGGTGCAATCTCACTTGCTGGACTTTATTTCACATTAACTGCTGAGATAGAGCTAGCAAAAGAATTGCCTAAACCCGAGCTTACTAGAACAGAGTATGACTTAAAGGACCAGCTTATTAGGGAGACTATTGAGAATACAGCAGAACAAGTGCAAGAGAACTCGGAAAAACTAGATAAAATAGATGAAAAACTATATGAAATTATACAGAGATGAAACAAATATTTGTCCTGATTGCGTTTTTTGTATATGCAACAGCTAGTGCACAAGACTACACAGTGCTACATATAAACAGCTCGTGGAATAATAGAAACGACTATAAAGACCTAAATAAAATACAAGGTGCTAAAATCGTCAGAGCTTTACTAGAAGAGCAAAAAGAATCAATTAGAAATCAAATTAAATCAGTTCCAGTTATCTTTTTATATAGAGAACGCAACTTAATAGGTAGATGGGATGCTGGTATATCACTATCTATAAAAACACCTGTAAGCCAAATACAACAGGTTATAGATAAAAGCAGATACACAAGAGTTGCAACAAACTAATAAATTATGATATCTGAACATATATCAGAAAAAGAAGCAACTAAAAGTATTACAGCTTTGCGTTTGGGTATAGATAATACCCCAAACGGCAAAGCACTTGTTAATATGAAAATGCTTGCTGATAATATATTTGAACCTCTTAGGTCTTGGGTAGGTGGACCAATTAAAATTACAAGCTTTTATCGCAGCCCTGATTTATGCCTTGCGTTGGGATCAAAAATATCAAGTCAACATTGTAAGGGTCAAGCTGTCGATATAGATGATGTGTATGGTCACAAAACTAACAAAGAAATGTTTTATTGGATCAAAGATAATTTAGACTTTGATCAAATGATATGGGAATTTGGAAACGAAGAAAATCCTGATTGGCTACATATATCTTATGTAGACAAAGAAAAGAATCGTAACAGAATACTAAAAGCTGTTAGAGACAAAAACGGTGTAAAATATATTGACATAACAAATGTATAATGTCGAGTTTAGAGTAATAAACAGAGCAGAAGTTGGCTTATTGCTTGGTTTCTCATACTTTGTAAAAGATAGTGTTGATGATTTTAATGAACTCAATATATATTTATTTTTTATTGTTTTACACATAAAATGGTGGTAATATGAGTAAAAAGAAATTTGGTGAAACTACAGTTGGTAAAATGCTGCTTGGTGCAGCAGGTCTAATCAACCCTACACTAGGAAGTGTATTACAAGGCGTTACAAGCCCAAAAGAAGCTATAGCTGAGATAGGTAAATCTAAAATATCAAATGATGATAAAATAAAGCTACAGCAGTTAATTTATGATCAACAAAACAAAGAGATTGAATCAATCACAACAAGATGGAAAGCTGACGCTGCAAGCGACAGTTGGTTAAGCAAGAATGTGAGACCACTTGTTTTGGTTTGGTGTATTGTTATCTTTTCCTTTGCTGGTATATTAGACAGTGTTGACAATGTTCCTTTTCATATCAACTCAACTTGGAATGATACATTTGAAAAAGTAATGATGGCTGTTGTATTAGCATATTTCGGAGGTCGGACTACAGAAAAAGCTACAAGCATATTTAAAGGTAAGAATGGCTAAAAAGGCAGGTTATATACATCAGTTTAGAACTAAAAAGAAAAGACCTGGCGTGCACTCTAAAAACGCATCAAGAAACCAAACAGGATACAAAAAGAAATATATAGGTCAAGGTAAATAACAAGTTATCGTACTTAAATACTTTACATACAACGAATTTAATTGTCCTTATTCAAGGTATAGTGATACTGGTTATCACTATATGGACAGAGAGTTTTTAATGATGTTAGATGAAGCCAGGCATTTGTGTAAGATCAAGTTTAAAATAGTCAAAGGTTATGTGTCTCCTGACGGTCAAACAAGAAAAAACGAGCTAAATAATTCATCACATTTATTAGGCAGAGCTTGTGAAATATTCTGTCAAAACAACTACAAAAGATATAGAATAATGACTGCATTGTTGGAAGTAGGATTTACTAGAATAGCTTTTTCAGACAACAGAATTTATGTAGATAACGATGACTTGAAGCCAGACTCAATATGGTATTATCGACCTGTAAATAAAAAATTCTATATAAACCCTATATAATATATTATATAATAAGTAAATAAATTATATTATATATATAATATAATATATTATATAACAACGCTATATAAGCGTTGTTAAAAAAAAATAATATATTTGAATATGTCAATAAAAGAAACAGAATATTTAAACAACTATGTTAAGGTGGTTAAGATACTAGACAAAGTAACTTGTTTAGACAAAAAAGAAATAAACGAGTTAAAGGGATGTTTAGTGGCAATAGCATTTTACAATAACCAATTACAAACAGAGGTAGACAATAAAAATGCAGACAAGCTACTAAACAATCATTTTGATATTAAATAATTTATTATATATTTGTTTCAATGAAATCACTAATTACAAAACTTGTGGCTATCCAGCAAAAGCTGAAAGCCCCAAAAAATCAACGCAATAAGTTCGGTAACTATAATTACCGATCTTGTGAAGATATCTTAGAGTCTGTTAAGCCACTCTTAAACGCAGAAGGTTTAGTATTGACGCTTACAGACAAGATAAATAGCGATCCGTTGTATTGTGAAGCTACGGCTACAATTACAAATGGTGACGAATCGTTAACAGTAACTGCTCAAGCCGGTATCAATCCTGATAAAAAAGGAATGGATGTTGCACAGTCTTACGGTGCATCATCTAGCTATGCAAGAAAATATGCCTTAAATGGTTTGTTCTTGATAGACGACACCAAGGATGCAGATGCTACAAACGATCACGGGAAAAAACCTGTAAAAAAAGAAATGCTGACACCTAAACATCCGAACTTTAATAAAGTAAAACAATATTTAAGTTCAGGTGGTAGTGTAGATAATGTGTATGATAAATACACAGTATCAGACTCAGCTATGTCTCAATTAATTAATACATAACTTATGGCAACAATCGCAAGTATATCTTTAGATATAAAAAAAATAGACAAGTCTAAACTAAAAGACGGAAGGTATTTAAATCTTGATTTATCTATTAGAGATGAATTAAATGAATACGGTCAAAATGTTTCTGTTTATTACAATAGAAGTAAGGAACAGAGAGATCAGGGAGTTCCCAAGTCTTATCTTGGAAACGGTAAAGTCGTCTGGACTGACGGTAACATATCTACTGGCAAAAGCTCACAGCAAGAGACAGTAGATTTTTAGTTTTGTGTTTTGTTTTAGGGGTGGGCAGAGATGTCCACCCTTTTTTTTTGCTTTTATGAATCTTGAAGATAAATTTATTAGTTTAACCAAAAAAGTATACATTGATCCTAATGAAAGAGTTGAGTATCCTCCAGTTGCTATATCTTATGGCTACTATAAAAGTGGTGAAAACCATTACCCTGTTCCTATTGGCACTTATGGTAATTTTTCTTTTATACAAGCGGCTCCAAAATCCAAGAAAACGTTTCTAGTATCTATGTTATGTTCCTGTTATTTAACAGGTCAAACAAATTTTACAGGTGACTTAGTTGGTTACAGAGGAGATTTAAAGCTTGTACACTTTGACACAGAGCAAGGTAAGTTCCACGCACAAAAAGTATTCAGAAGAGTAATAGATATGGGTCAAACTGACAACTCTTTCTACGATACATACGGACTTAGAACTTTAGATATAGTTGATAGAAATTTATTTATTGAATTGTATCTTGAAAAGAATTACGACAAGGTTGGACTAATGGTTATTGATGGTGTGGCTGATTTAGTTTCTGATGTTAATGATATTAGAGAATCAAATGAACTTGTACAAAAAATAATGTACTGGACAGAAAAATATAATATACATATTGTATGTGTAATACACAGTAATTTCAACTCCGATAAACCTACAGGTCACTTAGGATCTGCACTAGAGAAAAAAACGGAAACACAAATCAAACTACAAGTAAACGAACAAGACGATAACATAGTACAGGTTTCTTGCAAAAGAAGCAGAAGTATACCTTTTGAGGATTTCAGTTTTGAAGTCTGTAGAGATGGTTACCCAAGAATTATAGATAAAATTGATACACTACTAAATATAAAGTCAAATGGATCTAGATAAAGAAATTAGATACTTCAAAGAGTATAGAAAAAAATTAATACAATTTATTATTGTCAATACTTGCTACTCACAAACACCAGGTTATTATAAAGGACAAGGCAGAGTAAAGTTCAAGCCAAGACAAATGTTAGGTTTTCTAAAAGAGATTAGTGATTTAGAAAAACATATAAGCAAATTAGAATTCAAAACAGATTTATGGAATTAACACTTACATATCATATTAGACCAGTAGCCCATCAATCAGTTAGAATGTCCAAAAGGGGCTACACATATACACCAAAAAATATAATAAAATATAAAAAAGCTATTGTTGAGCAAACTAAATCTCAATTACCTGAAGACTTTGAGATTGTTAAACACAGTACGCCAATAACAGTTGAGTATTTACACTATATCTACAAGTATCCTACTAAGTGGCGTAAGAAACAAAAACAAGAGTTTACTTACAGAATAGCAACTCCAGATTTACTTGACAACATCAACAAAGCGTTTATGGACGCTTTGGAAGGTGTAGTGTTTGAAAACGATTCAAGCGTGTGTTATGTTAAGGAATTAAAAAAATATTACGGAGAAGAATATAAAATTCAATTAAAATTATTATATTAAGGCAGATGGATAGAAAAAAAATACCAGTTTATTCAGGTGTGCTTAATTATTTTCCAGATGCAATAAGAGAGGTTGCCAGGTGTAGTTACAAAGGTAACCAGCAACACAATCCACATAAAAGATTGCATTGGGACAGATCAAAGTCTGGTGATGAGCTTGATGCTCTTACTAGACATTTGTTGCAAGCGGGTACTTTTGACACTGACGGCATTAGACATTCTGCTAAAGTTGCCTGGAGAGCATTAGCCAATTTACAAAAAGAAATAGAAAATGATACTAAATGAATTATCTAAACGAAATAAAGAGTGGCATAGGATTGCTCTCTCTATTTGTAAAGATGAGCATTTAGCAAACGACCTGGTACAACTTATGTATTTTAGAATATTAAAGTACATAAAAGACATTGACAAAATAAAAGTCAATGGTAAAATAAATTCCTTATACATATACGTCACAATTAAAAATCTGTATTATCAACACAAGAACGCTGAAAAGAAAAATACAAGATTAGAGTATCAGGATTATGACAGTTTTGACGACAGCAACAACATAAACTATTACCCGTTAAACTTAACGACATCTATTGATGATGAAAAAAATATGATCTCATTTGAAAAGGCTCATCAAAAACTAATTGACAAAATAAACAATGAAATAAAAACTTGGCATTGGTACGATGAAAAGCTTTTTAGATTATATTATTATACAGATAAAAGTTTGAGAAAGATTGCAAGTGAAACAGGTATATCGCTAACAAGTATTTATAATTCCTGTAAGAATTATAAAATAATTATAGAGCAAAAATTCGGAGAAGATTTTGCAGATTTCTTCAACAAGGATTACGATAAAATTAAATAATATGAAAGAACCAAAAGATAAAAGAACAAAAGAATATAAAGAATGGAAAAAGAATTTCGACAACAAGTCTAAAGGACTTGGTGACGATATAGAAAAAATAACTGAAGCTACAGGAATAAAGAAAGCTGTTAAGTGGGCGTTTGGAGAAGATTGTGGTTGCGATGAAAGGAAAGACAAACTCAATAGGTTGTTTGACTATAGAAAACCAAAGTGTTTAACAGAAGAAGAGTATAACTATTTAGATGTACTATTCAACACAAAAGGTAGTGTGTTGTCGGCTGACAAGGTTACAAGGTGTATAAACATATATAATAGGGTTTTTAGTGCTTATCAAAGAGGAACTGGTTGCAGCTCTTGCTTTGTATCAAACGTATACAACCCATTAAAAAAACTATATGAGAACTATTAGTAATGAGAAAGAATTGTTTAACTATCTAAAGCTTTATCATTTTACAGACTTAGTAAAATCAAAACACAAAATGTCTAAGTGGGATTGTTACTCAAGCATTTGGGGATACAGGATTGAGCTTAAGTGTAGGAAGAAACATTATGAAGATTTGATAATAGAAAAAACTAAATACGATTATCTGGTAAGAGAATGTTTTGGGTCTGATGAAACCCCACTATATATATGCAGTACACCTGAAGGTATATTTTGTTATAACCTTTTCTTAGCTGAACCTAGGTGGGAGGTCAATACGAAAAACCCAGCTACTACTAACTTCAACAATAGACAAAGAGTTGAAAAAACTGTAGCCTATATAAGTGTTGAAAAAGCAACAAAGATATTATGAAAACAATAAGACTACTTGATGGTTCCGAATGGGATAGAGATGAAATAATAAAGAAGATGTATGATAATGAATTTTATTACGGCTATCTAGGTGTTAATTGTTTATCATCATCATCTTGTAAAAAACTATGTGAAAGCGTTGAGGACTATTTATTTGAGGATGCTGCTCTTAACTCAAACCTAAAACCACTAAGAGACGGCAGACTTTTTCACGTCACTGTATTAGAAGCAGATAAACTGGATGAGTATTATGATTTTGTAGACGTGGGTACAAGAAGAAATAAAGAGTTTAAGTCGCAGTTTGCCTTGTCTAAAAAGGAAGTTATGCTTTATAAAGAGAAGTTGTGGGCAGAAGATCTTAAAGATAATATTCTTAAACACAGTAGGTCAAAGTATTTAATTGAAAATGGCAAACCTGAAGTTCCAAACATAAACTATGTTTTTGGATTACCTTTTAGAGGAAAGGCTGATTTATTGTGTAATGACAGGGTGGTTGACATAAAGACCACTGGCGATATTGATAACTGGGATTACAATAAATATTTTTATGGCTACGATATGCAAGCATATCTGTATATGAAATTGTTTGATAAAGAAACCTTTGAATTTGTTATAATAGATAAGCGTACAAAAAAGGTAAAGACGGATGAGGTTACAGAGGATTTTATTAGATCAGGAGAACGAAAAGTTAAAAAGGCAGTTGCAAATTATGTCAAATACTTTGCAATTTAATGACCCGTTATCAAAATTATATTTTGATTTCACAGTAGAGGATTTAGCAGAGGGCTCTACCATCGAGGAATGCGAAAGAACCTTAAAGTTTTTTGAGGACTTAGAATTGTATGAAGAATGTGAAGGAATATATTTAGCTATAAAGTCAGCAAAATTTTTCATAGGTTTGTCACAAATTAATTAACAATATGAAATTATCACAAATAAAATCGTTCGTAGAAAATTACACAGAATTAGATTTAGATTATAAAACAAGACAAAGATGTTTTGTTTACGCAAGAGCTGTGTATTTTTACCTAGCAAAAAAACACACAAGAAATAGTTTGAAAACACTAGCTGACTCCCTACAGGTTCATCACACATCTGTAATTCATTCTTTAAATAATGTAATGCCAGTTGTTTTTAAGTACGACAAACACTTAACAACTTTATGCAAAAACTTTAGCCAGGAATATAAACACTTTGTGAACAATACAAAAAAAGGCAAACAGCATTTGCTTGATGAAAACATTAACTTAAAGTTAGAGATCGTAAAATATAAAACAATGATCAAAGATATGAATGAGAAACAAAGCGTACAACAAGGATGTTGATAAAAGTAAGTTTAACATAGGGTACAACCTTGAAGCTGTATCTTGGTGTTTTAAAAACGGATACAAGTTATATCCAAAGCCACTTGGGAAACTTTACTTAATTATACTAGAGTATAAAGGAACTAAAGCAGAAAGCGAAAAACTATATACAAAGACTAATTGGAGTGACAAGATTTGGAAAACATATCAGCATATATATAAAACAAAATGCCTAGAAAGAAAACAGTAAGAAAGTATATGAAATCTACTGACGGTAGAAAGAATAACGGTCAGAAGCCAGGAGACGCTGTTTTAAGGCGTTCTCTGGCTAGTTCTAGTAAAATGAATGTCGCTAAACGCAATAGGTCAAAAGTGTTGGCTACAGACGCTATAAGACAGATATACGGATCTGAACAAGAGTTCTGGAAACTTATAGCTGAGAATGCAAGAGACTCACAGTTTGACCGTAAGATGATCGTTGAGTATGTTTATGGTAAGCCAAAAGATTATGTTGACTTAGGTGGTAATGCAGAAAAGGTAGATATATCCATAATGAATTTCTTTGAGGGAAGTCAAGAGAAAACAATAGATATAGATGAAGGCACCGAGGCTGAATAGCAAGTACCAAGCTTTTGGTAATCAATCAAGATATTTTATAGTTACAGGCGGTAGGGGCAGTGGTAAATCATTTGCAGTAAATGTATTCTTATTGTTGCTTACTTACGAAAGAGGTCACAAGATATTGTTTACAAGATATACAATGGTCTCAGCAGCATCATCTATCATCCCAGAGTTTATTGAGAAGCTAGAGCTTATGGGTGTGGTCGAGGACTTTAGAATAACTAAAGATGAGATAACAAACATAAAAACACAATCAAGTATATTATTTAAAGGAATTAGAACAGCGTCAGGAAACCAAACTGCTGCACTCAAATCATTAAACGCAATAACTGCTTTTGTACTTGATGAAGCCGAAGAGCTGACAAACGAAGACGACTTTGATAAGATAGATCAGTCTGTTAGGGTAAAGAATAAACTCAATAGGGTTATATTAATACTCAACCCAACAACAAAAGAGCACTGGATATTTGGAAGGTTTTTTCAGAACAGAGACATTCCTGACGGATATAATGGTATGAAACAAAGCATCACCTACATACACACAACCTACTTAGACAACAAAGATAATTTATCGTTATCGTTCCTTAATCAGATACAAGAGATAAGAAGAAGAAGACCAGAGAAATATGTTCATCAGATAATGGGAGCTTGGTTAGAAAAGCAAGAAGGTGTTATATTCAAGAACTGGAGGATAGGAGACTTCAATGAGAACTATGAAATATACTATGGTCAAGATTTTGGATTTAGTATTGATCCGACTGTGCTAACTAAACTTAGCATAGATAAAAAAGGTAGGCGTATATTTTGTAAAGTAATGTATTGTAAAGCTGGACTTTCTACATCACAGATTGCAGACTTCAATATCAGATATGCAGGACCACATTTAATAATATCTGATAACTCTGAGCCGAGACTTATAAAAGAAGTCAAGGCGAAGGGAGTGAACATTACCCCGACCATTAAACGCAGTGGGTCTATACTTACAGGTATTGCATTACTGCAAGACTTTGATTTAATAATAGATCCTGACTCTACGGATCTTGTCAAAGAATTAAATAATTATGTTTGGGCAACTAAAGGTCAAACAAAACCTGTTGATAAATTCAATCACTGCATCGACTCAATCCGCTACGCAGCTCAATACGCTTTAGAAGGATTTAATAAAGGCACTTACTCTATTCGTTAAACGCAGTAGGGTAATCATTAAACGCAGTAGGTTTATCGTTAAACGCAGTAGGTCAAATACTTACACAAAAAATAATTAACATTTTATACACAATTATTAAAAAAAGTTTTATATATTGCATCCAACAAAACATTTTAATTATGAAAGAAAAACAATTTAAAAGCAAATTAGTTGAGTGGTATAATGATTATAAAATATCCGTAAGGGTTGAATATTGGTTAGACCCTGAGACTAATGATGTAGTTCTTGATAAACAAGAAATGAGACAGTCGCTAAGATCTGAGATACAAAGACTTAGTAGACTTTTAAGATTTGGTGAAATACCAGAATAAATTCTTTCATTGGGTTTGCATGACAAACCCAATGAATAACTATTAAATTAAATAATATGAATAATAAACTAAAACAATTTATAAAAGAGTCCGAGAATGGTAAAATATTCTCGGCTACCTTCATTAAGAAGGACGGAACCGAAAGGAGAATGAGCGCTAGGCGTGGAGTCTCTAAAGGTGTAACAGGACAGGGAATGTCTTTTGACCCTATGTCAAAGGGATTGCTTGTTGTGTTTGATATGCAAAAGCTTGCATATAGAATGATTAACCTACTTACTTTAAAACAGGTTAATATAAATGGTAAACAAATAAAATTATGAAAAATAAAAAACCAATATGGAAAAAAAATAAATACGGAAAATGGTATAAGTTAAAGCCTGTAACTGATAAGATTGCATTCATCCCTTGTGATGAGTTTGATCAAACTTACAAATGGCAAAAAACAAATAAAGGTTACCCAGCAAAAAGATTAAAATAAATAATATAAAAACAAAACATTATGAAAATACAAGAATTTAAAAAAGCAATGAAAGAAGTTTTCGGAGATAGATATATTGACGGAGACTCAGAAGGTTCTTTGAACCTTAGATCAAAGAAAGACGACTCGATTGATTTAAGAGAGTCCGCACACAAATTACTATTTCAGGGAAATTCTAAACAAAGATTAGAAGGAGCTGGAATGTTAAAGGTGTTAGATAAGTTAAATTTAGATAATGGTAAAACAAAATAATTATGGCTACAAGATGTACAATTAAAATAGATGGCGTAAAGTACGCTAAGATATATAAGCATTGGGACGGATATCCTGAAGCGAATTACTTATGGTTAACTAAGTTTAACGATAGATTTAATAAGGAACGAGGAGATGATCCGAGTTATAAGTTTGCTCAATTACTTAGGTTCTCTAGTAAATATTCAGGCACTTATAATCTAGACAAGTCTGAGTTTACAGGCTGGGGAGTAACTAAATATGATGCTGAGTGTTGGGAAGAGTACGAGTACCATCTAACTAACAAAGAAGTTGAGGTTTATAGAGTAAGCTTTGATGATAAAGATAATCAGTATCTTGAGAGAATCCCTGAGAGTGAGGTTAAGGTTATGATTAAAGGTTTAAATGAATCATTAGCAAAAGGTATATTATGAAAATGAAAGATAAAATAGCTGATCTTGAAAAGCAACTTGAGTCAGCAAAAAGACATACCTACATTCACGACAGCCATACGATACAAGTATCGGACGGTGAGCTTTATGTTGGTTATGGAGATTTTGATAATAATAAAACTTTGGTTTGGAATGTTGATGATTTATTTAATGATTTAGATTTTATAATAACAAAGGTTACAGAAGAGAAAGCTAAGTTATATAAATGGAGACTTAATAGAATTAAAAATTCAATAAAAGAGTTATGAGAACATTCGGCAGAATATTAAAGAGGTTTTTCTGTTCAAAGGGAACACAGATTTGGCTCTGTGTTCCTTCTGTTATGGAGAATAAAGAATATAAAGAAAAGTTTATAATGGATACAATAAACTTTTTACAGGAAACAATAAAAGTAAAGTTATGACAAATAGAGAAGACTTAGCAAGGGTGCTAAAAGATTATCAGCATTTGGTTAATCAATACCAAAAGAAAGAAACTGAAGTATTAGATAAAGATTATATGATACAAGAGTTACAGGATAAGATAGACTTACTATCGGCAAACATAGAAGTATTACAAAACAAAATATATGAGCAGTAAAAAAGGAGTTTATAGTATTAACGATAAGCATTATGATCTTAATATTTATTATGAATACAGTTATGATGTTGGCGATTGGATGCAACCGCCAACAAATGATGTAGATGTTTATAAGGTTGAGCTGAATGATGAAGACATAACTGAATTTTATTTTGATTATATGTCAGGTTTGTTTGAAGATCAAGTTTATCAATTCGCTTTACAAGATCATTAAACATAGTGGGTTCTTAAACATAGTGGGTCATTAAACATAGTAGGTTTTTGGGGTGTAAAAAAAAAATATACTAATCATTAAACGCAGTAGGTTTTTGGGGTTTTTCGGCTAAATTTTTTTATAGCTATAAAATTATTTTTTATTTATTGTGCATAAAGTGTTAATTATTTTTATTATATTTACATAGTAATATTAAAACAAAACAATATGAGAAAAATTACAAAAAGCGAATTATTAAAAGTCAGGTTTGAAGTAACTACCTTTTTTGATAATTTAAGCGAAGAAGACAAACAAAATTGTCTGGGTGCTTTAGCTTATGCACAGGCACCAATTAAAGATTTAAAAGAGGAGTTTAATTTTTATGGTCAAAAAGAAACCACTTTAAAAGCAAAATATTCTTTTTTAATGAATACTAAATTAAATTTTTTGAGGGGGTTTTTAATTAGATTAGAAAACGCCTTTAATAATATGTCTAACACTAAAAACAAAACAAAATGAAAATTAAAACATACAATTTAAAAAGCCCACGAACAGGGAATTCCGTGGCGAATCAATTCGAAATCATTCACGAGCACGAAAACTTTCGTACGATCTTTTTTCAGTCTTATGACTCCGTAATTGCAAAGCTCCACTTAAACAACAAGGGAGACTGGGCGATTACTTTAGACCCTAATGACTGGGACTATTCAAGAACAACTCTAAAATATTTAAGAGTGTTCCTAGATAATTATATTGGTTTTGATGGCTTAACAAAAGACATCAGAAATAATATCGAATCAGGTTTATATAAATTAACTGATCTTAATTAATATGAGTAGTAAAGAAAGATTTAAAAGAGCTGTACGCCTTGCCAAGGAGCAAGGCAAAGCTAACAGAAATAAAACGAGATCTGTATTAAATAGTATATTTGATACAGGTATTAAAACACAATTAAATAATATAAAACAAAATGAAAGTAATAACTGAAACAAATTTAATAGACTTTGATTTCTGGTCTGGTGCTAAATATTTTTCTGGTAAGTTAACTTATTCAGAATTAAAAACCATCAGCGAACATTTACAAGAGATTTACCCTGATGGAATGACGGATACTCAAATAAATGATTTTTTCTGGTTTGAAGAAGATTTCATTTGTAAATTAATTGGCGAAGATCTTGACGAAATACTTGAAAGAGTTTAAATAATAATTATAAATAAAACAAAATGAAAAATAATATAAGTAAAGTAACTGAGGGTTATTCCTTCCTATTAGCGTTTAGCGTTGTTTTAACAGCGTTCGCAATAGCTGTTGAGTTGTTTATTGTATAAAGCAATAGAAATTCTCTAAGCCCCTCTAAATGAGGGGTTTTTTTATGTCTTGATTTTGCCGAGTCTTTTCTCCTTTCATTTTTCTACTATCAAAACATATTTCAGATTTATTTTCCTCTTTAATTTCCTATTTTACAGATAAAATCAAAAAGTAACGTAAAATAAGCAACCGAGTATGTAATTATACACCTTTAATTAAATCAACCCAAAACGATTTACTAGGTCAGGAAAAAACACAGGTATCCCGAGTCCACCTATGTATTTGTCTATAAGTCCAATTGATATATTATGTCTGTAGAGGATTATTCGAGTCTCGCTATGTGGCGATCCTCGTATGTCTTATACATAGACTATCATTTTTTTTTGACTTTGTTGTGCTTTTTAGGGGGTCACTTATTAAAAGTTATTAACACTTGGTACAATATAAGTGGTATTTGATTTACTATATATGAAAAAATCATTTACACTTGAAGTACCAATGTCTATTGACGATATACCGCTTTGCAGGTATCAAAAATATGTAAAAATAATTGAGGATAATAAAGATAATGAAGATCAAGAATTTTTAAGCCTAAAGTTGTTGAGCATATTTTGTAATATAACAATGAAAGACGCATATAAAATGCCTTTATCAGAATACGACTCACTACTTAAACATCTGTCTGAATTACTGTCGTCAAAACCTAAAATAAAAACAAGGTTTACAATGAAAGATAGAAACGGTAAAAAATTAGAATTTGGCTTCTTGCCAAATTTAGACAAAATGACTTTAGGTGAATATGTAGATGCTGAAAGGTATATATCAAAATGGGAGGATATGCACAAAGCTATGGCTGTATTATATAGACCTATAATAGCAGGCAATAAAGACTTCTACAAAATAGAAAAATATCAAGGAACTGACAAGTATTCTGAAGTTATGAAAGACGCACCCGTAACAGTTGCTTTGGGTAGTATACTTTTTTTTTTGAGTTTAGGGATAGAGTTGTCGAAAATTACTCTGGACTCTTTACTCAATCATCAAGAGACATCGAAAGAGGAGCTTACAGTCAAGGGTTCGGAAAAAAATGGGGATGGTATCAATCAATATATTCACTTGCAAAAGGAGATGTATTTAAAATTGACAAGACTACAGAAATTAATTTACACAAAGCAATGATGTGGTTGGAGTTTGAAAAGGAGAAATCAGATTTAGAAGAGAGAATGATAAAAAAAGCATATAAATAATGATAGCAGTATACGAAACATTAGAAAAAATAAAAGATAAGTTAAGAGAAAATCCAACAATACAAACGGTAACGTTTGGTGACTTAATGGAAGTAGACTTAGCTAAAACATCAATATTTCCCATAGCACACGTTGTAATGGGAAATGTTTCATTTAGAGATCATATTGTCATTATGAACCTAAGAATATTATTTTTAGATATAGTAGATGACAATAGAGCTCCAAATTCTTTTGATCAGTTTTTTGGTAACGACAATTTAATAGACATCTTAAACACTCAACTTTCTGCTGCGAATATTTTGCAGGAAAATCTTAGAAGGGGTTCAGGTTATGCAGATTTATTTCAAGTTAAAGGAGATATAAATTGTCAGCCATTTTTAGATACACTAGAAAACCAATTAGCTGGCTGGGGAATGGATTTAGTATTAGAATTACCAAATAAAACTACAAGCGTTTGTTGATATGCCACTAACTAAAAAAAGACCAGGAGAGAAAAGAAAAGACTTTATGATGAGATGTATGACAGATCCCATTATGAGAAAAGAATATAAAAATACAGATCAAAGGTTGGCTGTATGTATAACTCAATACAATAAGTAATGGCTTTTACAATAGAAGATGTTTTGACTGAGCTAGGTAACAAAATGGTTACCGAAATAAAAGCTGAACTTGAATCTAAAAAGAAAAGAGTAACGGGAACTCTGATTGATAATTTACAGTCTGAAGCAGTTGGTAAACAATTAATAATTAAATCTGTTGGTGCAGAAAAATATCAAAGTGTAATTGATTTAGGCAGGAGACCTGGTAAAGGTTTTTTTCCACCAAATAAATTAGAAAAATTTGTTTCCGTAAAGGGATTGACACCTAACAAAGCAAGAAATGTAAAAACTGAAAGAGATCTTTATTTTGTAATACAAAGAAAAATTAAGAATGAAGGTATACAGGGTATAGGATATTCTACAGCTTCTTTGCAAAAGTTTGGTCCAATTATAGGTCAGGCTGTAGGTTTAAAGTATCAAGAAGAGTTAGCAAGAATAATGAAAGAATTAAAACAATTTATATAATGGCAATCAATTATACACCACAATTAGTTAGAAGTCCAATATTCTACAAAGCAGCACAAGCTCTTGGTGAAAAGTTTGTGTACAATATATTTATATATACTGGACATCATACTACAAATAAACCAGCTAGTGCTACATACACAATAACGAAAGATAAATTAGCTGATGTTGTTGAAGTTGGATCAGCAACTGCAACAACATCCAGTAAACTAGTAGATAGTGTAAAACTATTTACAGAAACCGTTGAAGTAGGAGATTTAGTGTTCAACACAACAGATAATACAATAGCAATAGTAAGTGCTATAGATAGCGACACTACATTGTCTATAGACACAAATATTATGGAGTCTGGTGAAGGTTATAAAATATTTAGTAAAACTTCAGCTACTATAGAGATTGCTGAACTCATTAGGGATTTCTTTAAAACTGAATATTATAACTTAGCCGTAGACGCAGTATGGTGTGATATAACAACTGAAGTACAGATTGTTTCTGGAACAACTACAGCTACAACATCTAATAAGTTGGTAGACAGCACAGCTACATTTATAAGACAATTATTGCCATCATCTTTTACAGTAACTGCAAAAAATACGACAGACAACACTTCAGCTACAGTATCTGCTGTAGACAGCGATACTACGCTTTCAGTTAGTAGTGATATATTTGCTAGTGGTGAAAAATATACATTAACAGTACCAGCAACTGCAAGCAACAATACACCTTGGATTAATTTAGATGGTTATGGGTTTTTTAAGGATGGTATAAATCCAGGTAACTCAATACTTGTAGATAAACAAGTATTGATGACCAATTCAACAATATACTATAAAAAAGGAAAAGATATTATTATTCCTGTGTATGCACCAAATCAATCAACATTAACTTTCAGTATTGGTGGTGTATCAAATGTATTTTGGAACAGTGTAGATGAGTTTTGGAATACTTATGAAAATACTTGGGGAAACATAATAACACCAATAAAAATTACAGACGGAGCTGTAAAGGACTCTGGTACTGCTACAGGTACAACTACAAACAAACTTGTTGATAGTAACCAAAACTTTTTAACTACAGTAAAAGTTGGTATGACAGTTTACAACAGTACAGACAAAACTGTATCAAATGTAACTGCTGTAGATAGTAACACGCAGCTTACTTTAGCTGATAATATTATGGCTACTGGAGAAGCATATCAGATACAAGACGGTAAAAGCTCAGATAAAATACAATATGTTATTATTTCACAAACAAATGGATTTAGCGGAGGAACTGTAACGGTAACAGATGGTTTAGGAAAATCACTAAGCAGGGTTATAAAACTAGAAGAAATAGCGTGTACAAAATACACGCCTTTTAGAGTTATATTTTATAATAGGTTTGGTGCACTGCAAGACATTATATTTAGTAAAAAATCTGTTAGACAACTACAAACAAAGTTTGATAAATTTAAAAGAAGCACTATAAACTTCAATGAAGCATCTTTTGCTTATGATAAATATAAAGCACAAAAACAAAGAATAGATATACAAGGTGAAGAGTCAATAACATTAAATACAGATTTCTTAGAAGAAGCAATATCTGATCCTATACAAGAGCTTCTTATGAGTCAGCAAATATGGATAGATGAAGGTATCGCAAATACACAAACGTCAGTAAGTCCAGTTATAATTAAAACTTCTGATGTTGAATTTAAAACAAGCGTTAACAACAAAGTTGTAAACTACACTATAGAATTTGAGTTTGCAAACGATAAAATACAAGATATTAGATAATGTATACAATACAATTATTTATAAAAGACAATGATGGGTCTGATGTAAGAGTAGATTTATTTAAGGATGAGTCTGTAACTATAACGCAAACTATACAAAACATAAGAGATATAGGTGCAATATTTACAGATTTTACAAGGACTTTCAATATACCTGCTTCACCAAATACAAATAGATTATTCAAGCATTATTATAATTCTGATATCGTTAGTTCAAGTAATAATCTAATTTCCGACTTTGACGCAAGAAGCAGAAAAGATGCAAGAATAGAATTAAATCACACACCATTTAAAAAAGGTCAAATAAGGCTTGATGGTGTGCTTATGAAAGACAATAAACCTAATTCGTATAAAATTACTTTTTTTGGTAACACAGTAAAATTGTCAACTGTTCTTAGAGATCTAAAATTAGATGCACTAGATTTAAGTGTTTTAGATACCACATATACTGAAGCCAACTTAAAAACAAAATTACAATCGGCTATAAGCGATTTAATTGTACCTATAATTACACATACAAGAAGGTTGGTTTACAATTCTGGAGACACTACTGGTCAGCCAATTTATAGTGGGATTATTGACAATATAGCTGTACACAGTCCTGTAAGGGTAGATGCCAACAGGGGTTTACGTGTAAAAGATTTAAAATATGCCATTAGGGTTCATAAAATTATAGAAGCTATAGAAGCTAGATTTTCTGAAATAAAATTCTCTACCGACTTTCTTAACACTACTAATCAACCGTACTATAATTTATTTATGTGGTTACATAGAAAAGAGGGTGATGTGGGTACGGACGCACAGGTTGGTGAACCTTTTGTTCAATCGTTAAACACATTTGCAACAGGAACTTTTGTGCCTGCAAATAGTCCAGATCAAGTTAGTAGTAGTATTGTATCTGACGGAACAACATTAACTGTATCAGGTACTGATAATTTAAACTTCAATATATCCGTAACACCAAGTGACAACAGTATTAATTACAGTTTGTCTGTTTCTATTGATGGTGAACAAAAGTTTAACACACAAGGAACAGGAGTGCTTTCGATAGATATGATAAGTCTTGGTGTTAATCCAATACAAACAGGTGATTACACATTTTCAATATCTTCTACATCTTCAGCTACAGTAACTTTTACATATTCTGTAACAATGACCACTCAAGGTGTTAGTGACCCACAAATAGTTGATGAACAAACATATTCTGTTAGTTCATCAAGTTCTATTTCATTTACACAAGCACAAGCCTTTATTATTAGTAAAGAATTACCTGATATAAAAATTATAGATTTTTTAACAGGTATATTTAAAATGTTCAATTTGACAGCGTTTGTTGAAGATGATGGAACTATTAAAATACAAACACTTGATTCTTTTTATGCTAGTGGCGTAAGTAGAAATATAACTGACTTTGTAGACATAAACCAGTCAGAAATAAACAACTCTTTACCTTTTAGGGAAATAGATTTTAGGTATCAAGGAAGGCAGTCTTTTTTTGCTGATACACACGAAAAGATATTTAATTTAGAATGGGGTACAGAAACTATAAACTTTAGTGATGTAACACAGGACGGTAGTGTGTACAAAATTGAATTACCATTTGAACACCATAAGTTTCAAAGATTATTAGATTTAAATGACACCACTGGAGACACTTCTACTGATGTACAATTTGGTTGGTCTGTAAATATAGATCAAAGCCCTTTCATCGGGAAGCCTGTTTTGTTTTATCCTGTTAGAAAAACAAGCGGTACAGCAATACAGTTAAAAGACTCGAGCAACAATACACTAGGGGCAATAAGCACATATATATTGCCGTCTAACACATTGACTCTTGCAACAGATAGTCAATCAATACATTTCTCCACTGAACTCAGTGAGTACACAAACGAGACTGTACTAAACAACTTATTCAGTGAATATTACAAAACATATATAAGTGATGTTTTTGACTCGAAGAATAGACTTACTAGGGTCACAGCTTATTTACCAGCTAAAATATTACTGAATTTATCTCTAGCAGACAGGCTTGAGATAAATCAAAAGAGTTATAAAATAAACTCAATAACTACCGATATGGAAAACGGTAAAAGTGAATTAGAATTAATAAACAATTTCAATGCTTAAAAATATATTAGACTTATTAAAATTAGATGATTACTATGGGGTATCACCATATATAGATATTGCAAAGGGCAAATACGAAGCTCCAAGCAACCTAAAAGAAGCGTATAATAAAATAAAACGATTTAACAAATGAACGAAGAAGAATTTATACTCAAGATAATTGTAGATGATGGTCAGTTTCTGGTAAAATTACCTAATGCAGAAAAAAAGGTAAAAAGCCTAGGGCAAGCTATGAAGTTTGCTGAAAAAAAATCACAAGAATTTAGTGAAAGCATAAAAGATAATTCACAAAAAAATGCTGATCTTATAAACTCATCTGGTTTAGCTGGAGCTACATTAACTGAGTTTGGAAGAACTATATCTGATTTACCATTCGGTATAACTGCGATTACAAACAACTTGTCACAGCTCGGTACTCTATTTACAACTTTAGTTGCTAAAACCGGAGGAACTACTAATGCGCTTTTTTTATTAGGTAAACAATTAGCACAAGGTCCGCTTGCTATAATTCTTGTTTTTCAAGTTTTGATATCCTTGTTACAATCTTTCCAAAAAGAGATTAAAAACTTTGTTCTTGGTGTTGAAGAAGCAAATGAAGCAACTAAAAAACTTCGTTCAAACTTTTTTGGTTTATCTGAAGAGATAAAAGAAAACAACAAAGAATTAAAAAAACAAGATAAAGCAATAGCAAAAAACATTAAAAAGCTTCTAAACAAAACAGAAATATTAATCAAAAACAAAAACGCACAACACAATTTAAATAGAACAGAAGAATCTTTTAATAATCGTAACAAATTTAACATAGATCAAATGAATAAAAGAGTTGCTGCGTTAAAAGATCTCGGAGTTCAAATAGACGAGACCAGGTTGTTAGAAGAAGGTTATGTTGAATCACTAAAAAACGGTGAAGGCACTATAAGTAATGTTGCTGAAAAATTAAATCAAAGGAGGATAGATTTAGAAAAAGAAAGACTGTCTGGAAGAAAAACAGATGTTGAGCTTTTACAAGCAGAAATAGCTTTGTTTATAGATACACAAGAATCTCTAAATATCAAAGCAGAACAATACCTCAAGTCAGAAGAATATCAAATGCTACAAGCAAAACTTGCCAAAGCACAAAATGAAGCATTTTTAAAAGCAAGAAATGCAAGGTTTGCTGAAGAAGTTGAAGCAGAGGTCAAATATAGAAAAGATTTAGCAGAAGCAACTGCAGCTCTTTTTGAAAAAGATGCTGAATCAATGAAAGAACCACTGACGGTTGTTGAAGACTTTTATGACGATGGTATTGACTCTCTACTTGAGTTTAACAGGTTTAGAGAACAGTTTATTGAGAAAAGTGAACTCGAAATACTAAACATTATGGAGCAGGCTGCTTTACAAAAAGCAAAAAAGCTAGCTGAAGAAAGTAATGGTTTAATAGATTTTGAAACAGAAAAAACTAGAATAGTAGAGTTTTTCTCAAACAAAAGAAGAATGTTGTTGAATGAAGAATTAAATCAAACTTTATTGCAAGTTCAAGATATGATTGGTCAAATATCAAGTGCCTTGAATGCTCTTACAGACGCTGAACTCAGTAGGGAGGAAAGAAAAACTACAATAGTCAATAACCAACTTACGGAAAGATTAAGAAATGAAAAACTATCAGCAGATCAAAAAAAAGCTATCAATAAACAAATAGAAAATAACGAGATAGCTCTGCAGAAAAAAAGAGATAAAATAGCTGAAAAGAACTTTAAACTACAAAAGGCAGCTATGATAGCTAACGCCCTTGTTGAAACTTTTAGAACTGGCATTTTAGCATACGGTTCACAATTAATTATTGGCGATCCAACCTCTCCAATTAGAGCTCAAATAGCTCAAGGTATTGCGTTGGCTACGGGCTTGGCTCAAGTCGCAGCAATAGCAAGGACTAAATTTGTTCCATCTGCTATTTCAGCACCCTCTTCAGGCTCGGGTTTTAGTGGTTCGAGTAGAGGGCAATCTTCTGCGGTAGACCCTGCATTCAACATAGTAGGTACTGGTCAGCAGTTTCAGTTAGCACAAGTTATTGCACAAAGAACAGGAGAACCTATTAGGGCTTTTGTTGTAAGTGGAGATGTAAGGACAGGTTTAGCACTTGATAGAAATATAATTAATAGTTCAAAACTAGATTAAAACAAAATAATTAAAAAAAGATTTACTTAATATGGATAGTTTTAAAATTATAGAGCTCGTTTTAGACGAAGATAGCGAGATCACAGGAATACAAGCAATTTCTATAGTAGACGACCCTGCTATAGAAGAAGAATTTATTGCTTTACAATCACAAGAGGTCAAATTGGCTGAAGTAGATAAAGAAAAGAAAATTATTATGGGTCCAGCATTAATTCCTGATAAAAAAATATACAGGAAGTTTGAAGACCAAGAATATTTTATTTATTTCAGTGAAGATACTGTAAAAAGAGCTTCAGAGCTCTTTTTAACAAAAGGTAATCAAAACAACAGTAGTTTAGAACATAAAATAGACCTAAACGGATTATCTGTGGTAGAGTCCTGGATTATTGAAGATGAAAAACAAGATAAATCAAGAAAATATGGTTTTAATTTACCTGTAGGAACTTGGATGGTATCTATGAAGGTGAATAACAATGAAATATGGGAAAACTACGTAAAGACAGGTAAAGTTAGGGGTTTTTCAATAGAAGGGCACTTTGTTGACGCACTAAAACTACAAGAAGAGGAAGAAGAAGCTCTTTCAGTTATAGAAGAGCTTACTGATGCTTTAAGTGTTAAGCTAAAAACATATAATGACTACGGATCTGGTGTTAGAAACAATGCCAAAAGGGGTATCGAACTCAATAAGAAGGTAAAAAATAAATGCGCAACAGGTGTCGGTAAAGTTAGAGCACAGCAACTCAGTAGAGGTGAAAAACTTTCAGTGTCAACAATAAAAAGAATGTACTCTTTTCTAAGTAGAGCAGAAACTTACTATGATGCGGGTGACAGTAAAGCTTGTGGCACTATTTCGTATTTACTATGGGGCGGCAAGGCTGGATTAAATTGGTCGAGGGGTAAGTTAAAAGAATTAGGTGAGCTAAAGCTAGCTTCTATGGGTGTTGATGATAATTTTGCAATTATTGATGACAGATTAGCTTATTCTACAAAAGAAAAAGCTGAAGAAATGGCTAAGAATATAGGATGTAAAGGACACCATACACACGAATTTGAAGGAAAGATTTGGTATATGCCTTGCGAGAAACATATGTTAGCAGAAGTGGGACCTAGAGGTGGTGTTAGAAAAAGCCCTAAAGCTCCAGGATCGAAAACACCTAACAAAAACCCAAAAGGCAAAGGAAGTGCAAAAGGATCTGCAAAAGGTAAAACAGGGGCAAAGGTTTCAGCAAAAGATAGAGCTTCATTGCAAAAGAAAGCAGATGAATTTAATAAAAAATATAAACAAAAACTTGGTTACGGTGTAACTGTAGGTATGTTGTCTTCAGTGTTTCAAAGGGGTTTAGGAGCTTTTAACACAAGCCATTCACCCAATGTGAAATCACCCTCACAATGGGCACACGCCAGAGTAAATGCGTTTATGTATTTAGTTAAAAATGGAAGACCGCAAAACGCTAAATATACAACTGATAATGATTTATTACCATCTAAACATCCAAAAAACAGATGATAAAAAAACCATTTAAAACACCAAGTAGAACAAGCCCAAGGTCTTCACGCAGGGCTTGTTTATGTGATGACGGTAAAACATATTCGTCAAAATGTTGTAAAGGTAACTTAATCAATCAAGGTATTGGTAAAGTTTAAAAATACAACAAGGTAAATAAATATTGATAAACCTAATATATATATAGTTATGAAAGCAAGTGAAATAGTAGACAAATTCAAAAATGTCCTTCTAAATACAGAAGTAGAGTCAGATGAGCAAGTTTCTGAGCCTACAGAAGTAGAAGTAAATGAAGAAGTTGCTCTTAGCGAGCAAGTAGAAAACTCTGAGGTTCAAGAAAAAGTTGAGCTTGAAGAGGAAGTGGAAGCTGGATACGGTATGGATGATAAGAAAAACAAGAGAATGGAAGATGAAGACGGAGATGACGGTATGGCTAAATATGCTACAAAAGAAGATTTAGCAAAAGCTATGGCGGAAATCAAAGCGATGATTTCAAAATTATCTAGCGAAGAAGCTCAAGATGTTCCTGAAGAATTATCTTCTAAAGAAGAAGTTTCTGAAGAAAAGCAAGAGCTTTCAGCACAAGAACCAGTAGTTGAGCCTTTAGCTCACGATCCAGAAGGTCAAGTAGGTACAAAAAGAAAAGTGCTATTTGGTCAAAATAGAAAATTATCTACTCTTGATAGAGTAATGGAAACAATAGTAAATAAAAATAAATAATTATGGCAGTTTTAACACACGTAAATAATGATGTTGTAAGAATTAAGAATGATGTTGATGCAGTATCAGCAGCAGTCACGCTTACAGCAGCAGATAGCGGTAAATGGTACGAGCTTGCAGCGAGTGCAGGAGTAGTAGTAACATTACCAGCAGTAGAATCTGGACTAAATTTTAGATTTGTTGTAGCAAATGCTTTTGATACATCAAACTATGTAATTGATAGTGCAGAAGGAGATAATATAGATGGTATATTAGTAGTAAATGGAGCAAGTGTAGCAGCTTCTGGAGAAGATCAAATTAACTTTGTTGCGTCAGCAGAATCTGTTGGTGACTTTATTGATATGTGGTCAGACGGTAACAAATGGTATGTTTGGGGTATCGGAAACTCAGCAGGTTCAATTACAGCTACTGATCCAAATTAATAATTAAAATATAAAAATAGAAAAGATATGGCGACTACAACTTCGATAACAACTACTTACGCAGGCGAATTTGCTGGTGAGTATATAGCAGCAGCTTTATTAAGTGGTGAAACGTTATCAAACGGAGGGGTTACAATTAAACCCAATATTAAATTTAAAGAAGTAATTAAAAAGCTGTCAATGAACGACATTTTAAAAGATGCGTCTTGTGACTTTGATCCTACTTCTAATGTAACATTAACAGAAAGAATTTTACAACCAGAGGAATTTCAAGTAAACCTACAGTTATGTAAAAAAGACTTCAGACAAGACTGGGATGCACAATCTATGGGCTTTAGCCAATACGATAATCTTCCAGGTAAATTTTCTGATTTCTTAATTGCACAGGTTGCAGCTAAAGTAGCTCAAAAAGTTGAGCAAAACATTTGGCAAGGTGCAACTGCAAACGCAGGTGAATTTAACGGCTTCCAAGCATTACTAGCGGCAGACGGTGACGTTGTTGACCAAGCGGCAGTAGGTGGTGGACTATCAGCAGCTAACATTATTGCTGAGTTAGGTAAAGTAGTAGATAAAATTCCTTCTGGAGTTTACGGTAAAGAGGACTTAAGAATCTATCTTCCAACAAGTGCAGCTAAGTTTTATATTCAAGCGCAAGCGGCTTTAGGTTATAGAGAATTATTCCACGTTGGACAAACTGAAATGAACTTCCAAGGTATTCCATTATTTACAGCTCCTGGATTAGGAGATGATAAAATGGTTGCTGCTCAATCATCAAACCTATTCTTTGGAACTGGTTTATTAAATGACTGGCAAGAAGTTAAGCTTATTGATATGGCTGACATTGACGGAAGCCAAAACGTAAGAATCGTTTTAAGAGGAAGTGCTGGCGTACAACACGGAATCGGATCTGATATCGTATTATACGCTTAATAATGTTTAATCAAGGGGGCGTTTTAGCCCCCTTATAAAAATAATAAATATGAGTTGTGATTTAACAAAAGGAAGACAAAGACCTTGTAAAGACTCTGTAGGTGGACTGAAGGCAGTATACTTTATTGATTATGGTATGAGTGGTTTAGTGATGAACACTACTTCAGGTACTGAAGACAATATTGCTGCAATTGCAGGCAGTAATACTGCTTACAGATATGATCTTAAAGGCAACTCCAATTTAGAGCAAACCGTTACTTCTTCGACAGACACAGGAGGTACGTTCTTTGAACAAACTCTAACTTTGGTTTTACCAAAACTAACACCAAAAGATCACAAAGAATTAAAATTAATCTCTTTTGCTAGACCTCACATAATTATCAAGGACAACAACGATAATTACTTTATGGCAGGTTTAGAACACGGAATGGATGTAACTGGAGGAACTATTTCTTCAGGTGCAGGTATGGGAGATTTAAGTGGGTACTCATTGACTTTTACAGGTCAAGAAAGAGCTCCTGCTAATTTTTGTGATATTTCGGCAGAAACAGATACGCAACTATCCTTTAGTAATAATGGTGGTGCTGCGTCAAACGTATCTGTTGTACCAGGTACAGTAGCTGATGTAGATGTAGATGATGACCAATCTGGTATACCAGGCGGAGGTAATTAGTGATTTTTCATAAGTTTTGTAAGAAAGCCCTGTTATGCAGGGCTTTTTTTATAAACACATTTGTCTTAATTTGATTATCTTATTATGATAGTATTACAACCTGTAACAAGTTCACAAACAATTAGAATTGTACCAAGATCTTATAAGGCTGACAGCACTGTTAGCTTAACAATTACAGAAGACGGAACAAGAAAAACACAAACATTAAATAATCTTACTTCAACATATAACGGTAATTTTATAGATATACCTTGTTCATTTACTATACTATCAGAAGGTAAAATGTATTTACTTGAACTTACAAGATCAAGTAATTTATTATTTAGAACTAAAGCTTATTGCACAGCACAAACAAACAGAACTATACCGCACACATTAAATACTGGCGAGTACACTGAGCATAGTGCAGAAGCTGCTGGTCAAAAATATATAACAATATAATATGGCAAGAAAAAAAACATATAACAATAACATTAGAGTAGTAAATCTTCAAGGTTACACAATACCAGAAGTAAAAGAAGATTATAAAAATGACTGGATTGACTATGGTGAAAACAACGACTACTTTAACAACCTAATACAATTATATCTTAGCAGCCCAACAAACTCTTGTTGTGTGAATGGTATTGTAGATATGATTTACGGTAAAGGAATTGATGCTACTGACAGTGCTGAAAAGCCAGAGATGTACGCACAAATGAAACAATTATTAAAAGCTGATCAAGTTAAAAAAATTGTAAATGATTTTAAATTATTAGGACAAGCTTCTATACAGGTGGTTTACAATAGAAATAAAAGCCAGATAACGAACCTAGTACATTTCCCAATGGAGACGTTGAGAGCAGAAAAAACTAGAGAAGGTAAAATTAAAGCATATTATTATCACCCTAAGTGGTCTGAAATAAAGCCCTCTGATAAACCTAAAAGGATACCTTGCTTTGGTTTTGGAGGTAAAAGAGAACTTAGAGAAATCTTTGTAATAAAACCTTATAGACCAGGTTTTTATTATTATGCACCCGTTGATTATCACGGATGTTTACAGTATTGTTCTTTGGAAGAAGAGGTTTCAAATTACCACATAAACAACATAAAGAATGGATTACAGCCAAACCTGTTAATTAACTTTAACAATGGCGTTCCTGATGAAGAAGCACAACAATTAATAGAAAGAAAAATCCAAGATAAGTTTGGAGGAACTTCAAATTCTGGCAAGTTCATTCTTGCTTTCAACGATGACCCTGATCGTAAAGCCGATATAGAGCCTATACACTTACCTGATGCCCACGCACAGTACCAGTTTTTAGCAGATGAAGCGAGGGAAAAAATAATGTTAGGTCACAGAATTGTTTCTCCAATATTACTTGGGATAAAAGACAATACAGGATTTGGTAATAACGCAGAAGAGCTTAGAACAGCTTCAATACTTATGGACAACATAGTTATCCGACCATTCCAACAAACACTCTTAGAAGCGTTTAAAACGGTCCTAGAGTTCAATAAAATTGATCTTAACTTATACTTTGTTACTTTACAACCAATAGAGTTTACTGAATTAGATAACATTCAGACAAAGATTAAGAGGGAAGAAGAAACTGGTGAGAAATTATCAGCGATAGATAAAATCAAAAACATATTTAAAACTAAAGAAGATGAAGGCACTGTTCGTAACGACAAATGATTTAAGGCGTAAGTCTATTATCGGTGGAGCAGTAGATGCCGATAAATTTATACAGTTTATAGAAGTAGCTCAAGATATACATATACAAAATTATCTAGGTACTAAATTGTACACTAAAATCGAGGGACTAATTACTGGTGGCACAATAGATGCAAATGTCAATGCTAATTATAAAATATTACTAAATACATATCTAACACCAATGTTGATATGGTTTGCTCAAAGTGATTATTATATGTTTGCATCGTATCAGGTTTCTAATGGTGGTGTTTTTAGACATCGAAGCGAGTCTTCAGAGACTCCTTCGATGCAAGAGATTAAATCACTTGTTGATAGCTCAAGAGATAAAGCTGAATTTTATACAAGAAGATTTTTAGATTACATAGATAGAAACAGTACATTGTTTCCAGAATATAATGAAGCGAATGATGATGGTATGTATCCTGATAAAAATGAGAATTTTAACAGTTGGGTTCTATGAAAAAAATGACATACAAGCCTAAAGAAAAGAATATCGTTAAACTTAAAACGTTTATTGAAAAGGTTCTGCCAAAACAAAACGTTACTAAAAAAATATAAATATGGGTACTACTCTAACGGGAACTTTTATAAGTCAAACATTTGATGCCTTACTAAAAGTAACAGACAACGATAATTTAACAGCAACACCAAAAAGAATTACAGATGGTCTTGGTAACGACACGCCTTTATTTATTTCTACTGCTAGGATTGGTATTGGTGTTTCACCCACTACTGATTTTCAGGTTTCTGGTAATTCACAATTAGGCGGTAATTTAACTGTTACAGGTAACTTAGTTGTACAGGGTACTACAACTACAGTTGACACAGATACCTTGTCTGTAAAAGATCCGTTAATTATTGTAGGATCAGATAACACTTCTAGTGACGCAGTAGATTTAGGTTTTTATGGAGTGTATGATACTTGCGGAACCTTAGACTTGTATGCTGGTTTGTTTAGGGATGCAAGTGATGCAAAATTTCATTTATTTAGAGATTTACAAGTTGAACCTACAACTACAGTAAACAAAAGTGCAACTGGTTATACAGTTGCCACTTTGGTAAGTAATCTTGAAGGTAATGTAATTGGTAATGTAACAGGTAATGTTTCAGGTTCAGCAGCAACGGTAACAGGTGCAGCTCAAACTGCTATTACATCAGTTGGAACATTAACAGCTTTACAAGTTGATAATATAAATATAAATGGAAATACTATTTCTAGTACCGCAGGTACAGACTTAAACATTACTCCTTTAACAGGTCAGCAAATTGTGTTGGACGGAACTATTGTCGTTGATGCGGGTGTGGTTACTGGTGCAACCTCTATAACATCTACAGCTTTTGTAGGTGCTTTGTCAGGTAATGTAACGGGTAATGTAAGCGGAAGTTCTGGTTCAACAACAGGTAATGCTGCTACAGCTACTGCTTTACAAAATGCAAGAACAATAGGAGGCGTATCTTTTGATGGTACTAGTAATATAGATTTACCAGGTGTAAATACAGCAGGAGATCAAAATACAAGCGGGAATGCAGCAACGGCTACAAAAATAGCAAGTATTACTAATAGTAATATTGTTCAACTCACATCGTCTCAAACACTAACAAATAAAACAATAGATTTAGATAACAATACAGTTTCTAATATAGAAGTTGACAATTTAAAAAGTGGTGTTTTAGATACAGACTTAAGTTCAGTATCTGGTTCTGACGATACATTAGCCTCTGCAAAAGCAATTAAAACTTATGTAGATACACAGATAACATCAGAAGATTTAGATATTGCTGGTGATAGTGGAACAGGATCAATTGATTTAGATTCACAAACATTTACAATTGCTGGTGGAACAAACGTAACAACTTCTGTAAGCGGACAAACAGTTACAATAAACGCAACTGGTTCTATTGATGGTAGCGGTACTGCTAATGATGTAGTAATGTGGCAAGATAGTAACACACTAACCGATGCACCTATTGCTATTTCTGGAAACAACACAACTTTTGCTGGTGGAATGAATTTAGTAGGTAATTTTATAAATGTAGGCAACGGACAAAGTAATGCTGAAAATTATTTACAATTAGGTCATTCAAGAACAGGAAACGGATTTGCTTATATAGATTTTGTTGGAGATACGACATATTCAGATTTTGGTTTAAGAATTATTAGAAATGATTCAGGTGCAAATACTACTTCAGATATTATTCATAGAGGTACTGGTAATTTTAATATTACAACTAATGATGCTGCAAGTTTAAGATTTCAAACAAGTAACACAAATGCTCTTACTATTGATAGTTCACAAAATGCAACTTTTGCAGGAAACATCGGTCTTGGCGGCGCAACTAGCCCTAGTAGACTCTTACACGTAGATAATACATCTAACGCAACTAAAGCTAGTGCATATTTCTACACAAACGCGCAACACACTGGAACAACAACTCAATCTCACGTTGCAATATATTCTGATAACGCAAGTTCTACTGGTACATTAATATACGGTAGAGGCGATGGCACTGGTGATTTACTTATACTAAATAAAGGTGGTACAAATAAACTTGTTGTTGATGATGATGGTAATGCAACTTTTGCAGGAACTGTTTTAATTGATGGAGTTAGTAATTACACAGGATTAGAAGTAAAAGGAACAGGTGCATCAAGACCATCAGTTAATCTTTCAAATGTAACCACAGGTATTTTAGGTCAAATGTACGCAACAGAAAGTAGTGCTTTAGTGTTTGCAACAACGACAAGTGGAACAACTGCTTTGACTCTAGATTCATCACAAAACGCAACTTTTGCAGGAACAATAGATTCAGGTACTATAACTTCTACTGGTGTTGTTAAAG